AATGACAAATAAAAAGATATTTATATCACTACCAGCATGGGAAGATACAGAATTACTAGATACTATCAATAAAAGTATTAGTTTTGCTGCATACCCAGAGAACTTGGTATTTGGTATATGTTTAAACTATGAAATAGAACCAGATCTTTCATCTATTGAACATGAAATTCGTATCATAAGGGATAAAAAGGACTTTATTACTGATGATCCAGGAATTATCAGGGTACGCAATGGTATCAGGAGTCTGATAAAGGATGAGGAGTACTACCTAAGTATCGATGCCCACGCAAATTTTGCAGATAGATGGGATGAGACACTGATAAATGACATAGAAGAGTTACACCTAATATCAGATAAGTTTGTTATATCAAAACAAATTGTTGAGCCAGGCAACTTTAATAACTACTACACTCGCTGGAATGTAGATAAAAGAAAAGACTCATTCTCCATGGGAGGACAGCCAAAGATTGACAATGACATGTCTCACTCAAATGACTTAATGGTAAATGATAAATACTTCTTAAACTATTATGTATCATGTAATTTTATCTTTGGAAAGACTTCTTGGATAAACTCTATGGAGTTCCCAGACTATCATGGATTCCCATTTGAAGAGCCAGAGTTGTCAATGGCACTATTCTGTAATGGATTTGATGTTGTGTCTCCAACTGGTAAGCATTGCCCAATTCACGCAGGTAATGATCCTAAGTATTACTTCCCTTATGATGAAAAGTGGTGGGAGTTCATAGGAACAGATAGAGGAAACAAGAACCACTGGAAAAAGATATGGGTTTGGGATGATCCAGAAATGGAAAGCGAAGTAGTCGATCTATTGATCACTGGACAAAATAAATACTTCTCATTCAACAATTTAAATAGGACAATAAAAGAGTTCTACGATGTCATCACAAGATAATAAATTAACTATATTTGTTTCAATTGCAGCATTTGAAGACCCAGGTCTAAAGAATACAATGCAAAACCTTTTAGATAGTTCAGATAATCCAGAAAATATATCTTTTGGTCTTGGACTTAACTACAAGGATGAACCATCCTTTGATGAGTTTACAAACAAAATAAAAATAGTTAGGGACAGAGACTTTGATAGACCAGGTATAGTAAAGATGAGGTCTAACATAAGAGAATTAATTGAAGATGAAAGATATTTTTTAAGTATCGATGCTCATACAAGTTTTGCAAAGTCTTGGGATACAAAACTTATTAATGATTTTGAAGAATTAAGATCTATAAATAAAAAAATTATAATCTCTGGTCAGATTAGTGGCATGTCTGTAAATGATGAAAACATTGTCACTGAGTGGGATCTGGGAGGAGAATGGGGAAGATTTGGAATAATGGGCCATCAGACAACCGTAGATGACAAAATAATGTTTGTGTCATGTAGAATGGTAAACAGTAAATATTTTTTAAATTATTATATTTCTTGTAATTTTATGTTTTTATTGTGTGATGATTTATCAGAAATAAGATTGCCAGGATATCACGCTTTCCCACACGAAGAACCAGAGCAATCAATAACATCTTTCTGTAATGGATTTGATGTGGTTGCTCCTTCAAGGCATGCCTCCTATATATTTTTAGATTATGATACAAAATATGATTTTCCTTACGATGAACAGTGGTGGGAGTTTGTTGGAACGGATAAAGAAAATCCAAAACATTACCAAAGAAGGTGGGTTCTTGATTCGGATGAGGTAAGACTTGAGGTTGAAAAATTAATGATTACTGGAAAAAATAAATACTATTCTTTGGAGGGTTCTGAAAGAACAGTCGAGATGTTCTATAAAACTATAGGCGCTGGTCGTAAATACTTTCAGATACTTTGCGAGGCATATGAGCAAGACTTTAAGTTAAATCAGGTATCTAAGGATTCCGTTTCATTCAGTGATGTAGTATAATAGATATACACCTATAGGAGGGTAAATAATGTCAGTCAAAGGATCAGTAGAGGCAATCATTGAGATTGCAAAGAAAGAAGTGGGCACAATTGAAGGCCCTAAGGATAATGAAACAAAGTATGGTGCATGGATTAAGGTTAATTTTCAGCCGTGGTGCCAGTCATTTGTTTCTTGGGCAGCATTTACTGCTGGCGTAAAATCATTTCCAAAGTCTGCTTCAACTGTAGCAGCATCAGATCAGTTTAAAAAAGAAGGACGTTGGTCAGACGCAAGAAACGATGACCCAACTCCTGGAGACTGGATCTATTTTGATTTCCCAGAAGATGGCGTAAACCGTATTTCACATGTTGGTATTTGTATTAAGAACAATGGAGATGGGACTATTCAAGTTATTGAAGGAAACACTTCAGGAACCGCAAAGGGAGATCAGCGTAACGGAGGAATGTGCGTTGAGAAGACTCGTGGTTACGTAAAAAATAATAAAAAGAAATTAGTCAATGCTGTAGTTGGTTGGGGTCGCCCAGTTTATGCTGGAGAAGAGAATGCACCATTGCTAAATAAGTTAGCAGCAACACCCGTTAAGCCTACAACAGCAGATTCTGCAAAAAAGTCATCAACAGTGGCAGTAAAGAAAACATCTGGTGGAGGAAAGTCTAAGGTGGCATTATAATGGAATCTACGAAAAGAACACTATTAAAAACAGCAAGTTGGGAAACATTCCATTTAGTTGGAGTTGCTGGAGTTATTTATTTATTTACTGGTGAGTGGGAATATGCAAGCCTTGGAGCACTACTATACATTGGTTGGGAAGCACTAGGATACTTTCTTCATGAAAGAGTGTGGGCTAAGTTTGGGAACAAGGTGAAGTAATGAGAATTAAAATTATTAAACTATTCGTATCTATCCTTGGATATAAACTAGAAGATACAAAACTTAATCTTCCTATCTGGCAACTAAAAAAGAAGAAATAAATGCCAGCGTACGAATATGATTGCATGCCTTGTGCTATTAGATATACAAAAGTTAGAGGCATGTCTGAGGAAGATCCAGGATACGAGTGTCAAACTTGCAATAGCAGGCTAGTTCGTGTATACTCTAATGTAGGAGCAGTTTTTAATGGTAGTGGATTTTATTCCACTGATAACAGAAAGCGGTAGTATAATATGAATACAATGATCGACACACCAGTAGTAGAGCAAGAGTGGGAGTTATCACCAAAAGACCGTTGTGACTCATGTTCTTCTGAAGCACTTGTAAAGGTTTCTGGTATTTCTGGAGAACTGTTATTTTGTGGTCACCATTATAATAAAATCATGAACGATGAAAAGGGATACAAAAAAATGATGTCTTTTGCTCTAACAGTTCTTGATGAACGTGATAAGTTAATTGAAAACAAATAGAAAAGACTAGGTGTATGATCATTCAATTTTTTGGTATGGACGTGGCAAGTAGAAATTTAGCATCTAAAGCATTTGCCAATGAGTCTAAAAGTTTTTATTGTACTGATCGAGAGTTGCCAATGGCAAGTCTAGAAGCACAGTTTGCTAGATGGCTAAGGACTATTTGTGGTGTAGCACATAGAAATGGTATGCCTAATATTGTCCTTAGTGGTTATTTTCCAAGCAAAGAATCTAGACAGCAATTTAAAGAGGGCATGGATATATCAAATATCATAACAGTATGGATAGACACCATTGATCCAACCACTGCTCCAATTCCAGGAGGAAACGGCGGTACAACAGATTTTGCTTGGGAAGACCCAGAAGAGTCTGAGTACGATATTAGAGTTAAAACTACAGAAGATCTTGCATCTCTGTCTACTACCATAAAAGAAATGTTGGGATAAAATGATTATACAATTCCTTGGTCTTCCAGGCTCTGGCAAGACAACGATTGCTGATGCTGTCAGAGACAGAACCAACGCAATACATATCAATGCAGATCAAGTTCGTGCTGGATTGAATAAAGATCTTGGGTTTAGCCCAGAAGATAGAGTAGAGCAAGCACGTCGTATGGGAGAACTTGCAAGACTTCTTGAACAAATTCAAGATAAGCCAGTTCTTGTAGATTTTGTTTGCCCAACAGAAGAAACACGCAAAGCATTTGGAGAAGCAGATGTAGTTGTTTGGGTAGATACAATTAAGGAAGGTCGTTTTGATGACACCAATAAACTTTGGGAAGACCCAGAACACTATGACCATAGAATTGTAGTAACAGGTGATGACCATGAGGATGCTTTACCAACAAGAGCGATAACTATTATTAGAAAGTTTGGAATGTTTGACTGGAAAGAGAACACAGTTCTTCTTCTTGGTCGCTACCAACCATGGCATGAAGGGCATCGTGCTCTTTTTGATGAAGCAGCAAAGAGAAACACTCAGGTTGTAATTGGAGTTCGTCATACAGTTGGTATGACTGAAAAAGATCCTTTGCACTTTGACGAAGTTAAAAATTTTATTCAGAAAGACATGCCAGCAGCAAATGTAATTAAGGTACCAAACATTACCAACATTGTCTATGGTCGTGATGTAGGCTATAAGATAGAGCAAGTAGATTTGGGAGCAGATATTCATGCTATCTCTGCTACACAAAAGCGCAAGGAGATGGGTATATGAATGTAACCAAACAAAGATCAGCATTAAAAGCAATTACTTGGCGTGTCATTGGCACAGCAGATACCTTTGTTATATCTTGGGCAATAACCAAAGAGCCAGTTACAGCAGGAGCAATAGCAAGTTTTGAGGTATTTACAAAGACAATTCTTTATTACTTCCATGAGCGTGGTTGGAATAAAGTTAAATGGGGTAGAAAATAATGTATGAATACTATGTAAGAAAAGTAGAGAATGTTGTAGATGGAGATACCATCGATGTTCTTATTGATTTAGGGTTTGATATCCTATTTGCATCCCGTGTAAGACTGGCGGGTATTGATACCCCTGAGTCCCGTACAAAAGATCTTGCAGAGAAGGCTCTTGGTATTGAAGCCAAAGAGTACCTAAAGAAGTCTCTAAAAGATGCTAAGTCTGTTGTAATCAAGACTGAAAAGATGGACTCATCTGAAAAGTATGGTCGCATTTTAGGCTGGGTATATGTAGATGGCAACACAGTGTCTCTTAACGACATGATGATCAATGACGGTTACGCATGGGGCTATCTTGGAGACACCAAGGTTAAAGATTTTGGAGCGCTTGCTAAGGCTAGAAAGAAGTCTGGTAAATGAAACATGTACTATACTTTACTGCTGACTGGTGTGCACCCTGTCAAAGAACAAAGCCAGTAGCAGATGAATTAAAGCGTGATGGATTGGTTGATTTTTTATATATTGATGCAGACACAGAGTTAGAACTGCTAGAACAATTTGGCATTAAGTCTGTGCCAACATATGTTTTAATTGAAGATGGTGTAGAAATAAAAAGAATGAATGGCGCAAAGACTAAAGATCAATTCTTGGAATTTTTTAATGGATGATGCAGACAAAATGATAGAAGACCTAATCCTTAGTGGTGCACTGGAGGTTGCTGGATTAGATATCGAAACTGGTGAGCCATTGTATAATTTTACAGATAAGTTGAAAGATATAAATCCAAAACTGCATAGCGAACAATCAAAGTATTTTGCAGTAGAGACCATGGCTTTGTGGGAGTATGGGTTTTTATCTATGGATGTAACAGATCCTAATCCAATAGTCCTATTAACAGAGAAATCGTTTGATAAAGACGAGATTGCAAAACTAGACAAGCAACACCAGTATACTTTAAAAGAAATCATTCGAATTATTCTTAATAAAGGAAAATAATTATGCAATATTTTATTGGATCAGTAATAGCCTTATTAGTCTTTGCCATCTCATTAAAGATTATTGCCGATATGTATATGAAGGAATCAGTTGAGCAATTGTTTAAAATTAGATATAGTCAAAAGCATATACACACACTGATCAGGCCACTTCTTCCACCAATGAGTGAAATAAATAACATTAATAATACTCCAAATCAATCAAAAAATCACAGAAAGAAGACTCACGTACGGGTACTCATCATTGATGAAAAAGCCTATTGGAAAAAAGACAATGTGCTTTATGTTGCTGATATCTATAACAACGATATAGATAGAGAGAACGCAGTTAGAGTTGACATAATGGGTATGGATAAGGTAGAATTAGATAAGATGTTGTTCATTGTAGACCAACTATCAGAAGGAGCAGATGATGATAATCGCAGTACAGGGAACGAATAGTTTTGATGACTATCAGGTATTCCTAAGAGCCATGGGCGTTGCTCTTTCTTCAATGAAAGAAGACGATCCGTACTTTTACATCTACTCTGCAGGTCCTGCAAAAATTAACTCAATGGTTTCAGAGTTCTCTAACCTTTCGGAAAGAGGGATGAAGTCAAGAGGTAAAAAGTTAAAGCACTACAAAGTTCCACCAGTTTGGTTGAGTGAAAATATGGACTCTATTGGTTACTTTGCTTACCTAAGTAAGCCAAAAGAACCATTGTCCAAGTTAGTCACTGAGGCTCAGCAAAAAAATGTTGATGTCGGAATTTATCGCTACTAATAAAAAGGAAAACATGTTAATTAAGTCATTAGAACAAATGGAAACAATCGTTGCACAAAACAAAGTTTTGTCTTGGGATGGCTGGACAGTTCTTGAACGCTATCCTTCAGACAAGGGTAGAACATCTGATCGTGGGGTTTATCAAAATGGTATCTGGCATCTTCAAAAGATGTTCTCTCCTACACGTGATGGATGGGAAGTACCAAGTAAATATGTGAGGTAAACATGAATAAGCATAAATGGAAAGACGATGCTTCATGTTTAGACTATGATACAAACATATTCTTTGATAAGTATGAGGAAGAAGAACTACTAAGGCCTGCGGTTGATGATCTATGCATGTCCTGTCCTGTTATGAAGTCTTGTTTTGCTGTTGGTATTAGCCAGCAGGAATGGGGAGTTTGGGGCGGTATATACTTAGAAGGTGGAGAAATATCAAAAGAGTTTAACAACCATAAGAGCAAGGCAAAGTGGGGATCAGTATGGCAACAATTAACAATGGGTGGATAAAGTGTATACAGAAGCAATGAGACGTGCTGCAATGTCGTTGACACCACCAAAGGATTTCTCTGTTGAAATTTATGACAATGGAGAGTTCCTTGTTGTCCGTGCTCATGCACAACAGTTTGTAAATTTATATCATGATGAAAAAATACAAGCAGCAGAGTATTTAATTAGATTAAAAAAGGCTTTAGAACAAGAGGGGGCCATGGTTCTTTTAGTAAGAAGTGAATTGGGAGATGATACAAAATGATGGATCTAATCGTATACTTGTTATTAATTTTAATTATTTTTTATTTAGTTTTACAAAACATAAAGACTAAAAGAAAGTTTGCTAAAGCGGTTGGCACCTTGTTTCAAGTGTATATTGATAAAAATATATCTGATAATCTTCTGAAAGAAAAACTAGAAGATTTATCAGTAGAAGATGAAAACAATAAAACAAGTCAGGACGATTTTATTACATTTTTAACCCAGTCTAGACAATGGGCTTTTGATTATATTGAGCAGGTTCAGACTGCAATCCAGGACTTTAAAGAGTCTACTGGGCCATCTCTTGAGTACTTCAAGGAATATGGAGCAGTAATGAACTTGCCAACAGATCAATTATTTCATCAAATCATCCCAGCGTATGATAAACTTATAGATATGCTGCCAAAAGATAACGAAGAAGAGGAAGTTTTATGAAAGATGTTTTTCTATCAACACTAACAGGTTTTGGATGTGGCGTCGTGTTTGCTGCATTCAAATTGCCAGTACCAGCACCACCAGTTTTTGCGGGAGTCGCAGGAATTATTGGTCTATGGATTGGTTTTACAACACTAACACGAGTTATATCCTAGGAGGAAAAAATGAATACACAAATTAAGAATGCTCTAGCATCTTACGGAAGATCAGTACTCGCAGGTGCTGCAGCGCTATACATGGCAGGAGTGACAGATCCAAAGGATCTCGCATTCTCATTGCTATCAGCAGTAATTCCCGTTGCACTAAGAGCAGCAAACCCTAACGATCCAGCATTTGGTAAGTTACCAAGTGTTGCAGAGGTAGATCGTGTAGTTAAGACTGCGCCAAAGAAGAAGGCACCAGTCAAGAAAACAGCAGTGAAGGCCAAGAAGGGCTAAGGTGTTGGGGGGCTTCGGCCCCCCACATTCACTATGAGTGACTATTCAACAGAACAAAGACTATTTTACTTAGACTCATTACTAAGTGAAGAAGAGTGTATTAGTAATTATAAAAACGCAGAGCCATTTAAATTTAACAAAAAGGTTTCGTTTAATGTATCTTGGGATGAACTATTTATATTAGTAAACAATGATATTCTAAATAATGTAAACACCAATCAATCACACTATAATGGAAAAGGGTTTAAGATAAGAAAAGCAGATAGGAATGAAAAAATATCCATGGTTGTTGATAGTATAGAAAAACTATTTCAAAAGTCTAAACATGCTAAGAAAGAAAGGCCCAGCGAAGGACATCATATATATATTAATTTTACAACGGATGCATCAACCAACGACAACATACATTCAGATTACGACAACGTATTTTTTTGGCAACTACAAGGTAGCAGTATTTGGAAAATATACAAAGAATCAGAAAAAGAGGCAAAAGATCTTACAGAAGAAGACGTATCCCACATATTTGAACTAAATGTTGGAGACATGATCTTTTGTCCAAAGAATAGATTTCATAGCGTAAAAACAGTACAGCCCCGTGCAGGAGTTTCTCTAGGATTTCACAACCTAAAATAAAGTACCCCTGACAGGAATCGAACCTGTGACGCTTGGCTTAGAAGTCCAACGTTCTGTCCACTGAACTACAGAGGTCTGGAGCGGATGATCAGAATCGAACTGACCCCTTCTGCTTGGAAGGCAGAGGCACTACCAATATGCAACATCCGCAAAACATTATTTAGTTATATTGTACACCAGATAGGACTTGAACCTATGATAGCCGAATTATGAGTTCGGTGCCTTAACCAACTTGGCTACTGGTGCATATTATAAGTATATCAAGGTCATAGGGGTAAGTCAAATCAGCATGGTATAATTTAATTATGATAATTGAAGGTGACTTTGTAATGGGGTCCACATCCGAAGGAATAGTTCATGGGATGGTTGAACACATAATGACAGAAGGTGGAGTGTATGGAGTTCCTGGAACAGAGTACGCTATTCAGTCAATGCCACCAGAAAATCCAGCAATGGCTGTTAGAGTTTACAAAGAAGAAAACGGTACATGGAAACCAACAGCATACAGTATTGGAATGATGTACAAAGATGCTACTAAAGTAGAAATGGAAAATCACACAATGGATTCAGAAATAGGGATGGCAATGTTTGATGCTCAGATGGGCAAAGCAGATGACTCAATGATGCCAACAGATACATATCAAGGCAAGGCCTATGGGGGTTGCGGATGTCCAACATGTAAAGAATTAAATGTAAACTGCGATAACTGTCCTGTCTGTCAGGCAGGGGAGATGAAAAGCAATTGCTGCCCTGATTTAAATAAGCAAGCACCTTGTTGGGATGGATATGTACAAAGAGGAATGAAACCAGGAGATAATGGTAAGCCAGTTCCTAACTGTGTTCCTGCTGCAAAAGCAGATGATCTATTTGAAGATGATGACACAGTTGAATATGATACAGATACAGTTTCAAAGGCAGATGGATACTCGCCACCAGCAGGAGCAAGATCTGCTGCTCGTAGAGCAATCAAGTTTAAAGAAGATGGAAAAGCAAATGGTGCTGGAACATCTGTAGGATGGACTCGTGCAGGTCAACTAGCAAGAGGAGAATCAATCTCTCTTAGCACTGTTAAAAGAATGTACTCATACTTCTCACGACATGAAGTAGACAAGAAGGGTAAGGACTGGGGTAACTCAGCAAACCCATCTAACGGATACATCATGTGGCTTGCATGGGGCGGAGACGCAGGATTTTCATGGTCAAGGGGTATTGTTAATCGTGAAAAAGATAAAGCATTGTTTGCTGACTTTGGAAAAGATTATACAAGAGTACAAAACGAAACCTACACCGTATGATTATTGATAACACAAACCCAAACTATAGAATTGTAAAAGATTTTTTAAGTCCAGAAGAGTTTAATAAAATTCGTAATGATATAGTTACTCAAACAGAAGCACACTGGGATCATGAATTTAACGTATCATATCCAAAGCAAGAAGAAGTAACAGATGATTACTGGACTGGAATCAAAGACTGGAAAGGCATGTCTATAAACCTTTCTCCACATAAAAGAGCAATACTAGAACAAAACAACCTTGATTTAACAATGTATTATAAAATTTTAGAA